GACTCATTTCTAGAGTCAAATAATGGTCTAACGGTATCAACATATACAATAGTGGTGCTAATGCTTAATGATTGCGTCAGATATGCTGCTGGNAAAATAGATGGTTCATATGCCAATCTATCTTTGCCAATTTCATCACCATCAATGACTTTATCAACTTTTTGCTTACACCAATTAATTGGTCTATGTAAAGTTTGATCAGTTGTAACTCCTGGTCCAATATATGAATTAGTTGCCACGCTATCAACAGTATTAATACCAGTAACAGTTCTGAAATCCTGATTTAATGTAATAGGTTGGTTTAAATCAGAATTGTTAGATAATTTAAGCAAATCTCCAACTTTAACTGTTTCTATTATATCAGTAAATATAACATCCGAATCTCCAGCACCTTTGTAAAACAGAATCTTAGAAGTATCTCCAGTATTCCCATAACCTACTAGAGATCCTTTAGGTGCCTCACTGAAAGTAATTATGCTGCCACCATCAAACTGATATGCTTCACCAGGTTTTTGTAGCACATCATTAATAAACACTAATAGCGTCTGATCAAGTTCAATATTTGAACCTCTTTCTGATTGAATTGATATTATCTCTTCATTTGCACTTAATCTAAATGCTTTTGTGGTCCCATCAAATTGATCATCCAATCGATCAAATACTTGGAATTGTCCAATAGACCATCCAGCAAATGAATCAGTGTGAACACGGTCAACAGTAATCTGAAACTCATCAAAGGTTTTAGTGGTATCAGTTGGGATTCCAGTTGCTCCGCCAAGAGCAACAGTTAGAATTTCTCCTTCTCTGTACCCATAACCAGTATCTCTAACCTCAAAATCAATAATACTAGAACCCTGACCTACGACGATATCTGCTGTAGCACTTCTGCCTACGCCAGAAGGACTTGAAGAACTGAATATAAGAGGAATATTTACATAACTAAGTGGTTCGTCAAATACTACTACTGGAGCATTTGTAAAGGTGTATCCAGTTCCAGGGTTTGTGATCGCAACACTTACGATATTACCGCCAGATATATTGGCAGTTCCAATAAACTCTACATTTGCTAGGACTCCACTGTAAGTTTGAACTCCAACATTCACAACAGTTTGAATACCAGATCTATATCCAGAACCACTATTTCCAATACTAATAGAAGTAATAGTGCCTGCTGCAGATACTAAAGCAGTTCCTCCTGCTGATATTAATGGTTGATATCCAAATCCACCGGTAGAACCAAGTGAGATAAACTGCCCACCAGCAGGTAAAGTTGATTTATTATAATCATATCCTGAAGAACTAGGACTACCTGTAAATGTAATAGAACTTATACCTGTAGGAAGATCTTCAATAATATTATAATCACCTTTATATGCTTGAACACCTTGTGGTGTTTGATGGATACCATTCACAAGAACAATTGAATTTGTTGTTATCCCAGTTATATTTGAGGTATTAGAAGTTAATGTATATGTTTGACCAATGCCTGTAAACTTATCAGAGATAGAATCAAAAACATAATTTTGATAATAGGTCTCATTTGTAGTTCCTGCCCCAGCACCTTTCATGAATGTTCTACCTTGGAAATTAGAACTTGTAGTAATTCCAGTCCAATCTCTACTGCTAGGGTCACCAGTTGTAGTGCTTAGTGGAGAATTTCCAGTAGGTGCAACACCAAAGAAGAGTTGATTATTGATAATATTGTAGTTGCCGTCATATTTTGTAATTGACGCCCCAGTTGTGTGTATAGCAACAGTTGAACCAAAATCACCTCTAGATACGGAAACTTTTATTGTATTTCCAACTCCAATGGTTTTAAGAACCATATATTCATCATCAATCTTAATAACATCTCCCGATGTAAATGAAGTTACTCCAGTAGTGTTGAATACCAGATCAAAGACAATATCCTGATCCAATGTCGTAGTGATATTTGTAACAGCAAGTGGAGACTGAATCATATTATCAATCGTAAGCAATGCTTTAGTATTCTGATTTGTGGAACTAAACGCATGAGATGCACCAGCTCCTACAGCACTTATTCCGACAGGAACAGGTGGCACACTTAAAGCATTTTCCGCAGATGTTGCTAATTGAATTGCTGCCTCATCTACTTTAATAACAAAAAGTTCAGTGTTAGGTAATTTAGTTGTAGCACCAATACTTGGGAATGTCGTATTGTCAATGACGATTGCCATTGTTGTGCCTGTGCCAGGATGTGAATACTCAATCGATTCCCCACCTACAAAATAATGATTTGGAATAATTACCTTATTATTGGACACATCAACAGTTGCTGCTGATGAACCGTTAAACACTCTTCTAAAAATATCAAGTCCATCGTGTTTTAGATCAAATTTAGTCTTAAGATCTAGTTTAGTGCCTTCATAATCTTTATGATCAGTTTTGATGACAGTGCTAAACATATCAATTTCGTCAATTCTAGTATTATCATCATATATTCTCATCTCTGTAAAATAAGTCCTAACATCGACGTTTATATTAGGTTCGGGAGTATATACAATCTGAAGTCCACTAGTTGATGCGGCAACACCTACTGTTCCAATCGTGCCTCCAGTATTAATATTGCCCCATTCAACATATACATCATTTGTGCTGGAGTTTAGTGCTGCAAACTCAAGAATTTCATACTTATTGTTTGTATTGTCTTCAATACTCATAAAGTAGTAAGCTGACTCTGAAGGATCTTCATAAGATGCCACTACATTAGCAGTAGGAGACCCAGAAGAGGCAATAGTAGAGTAACTAGAACCAACTCTAGTAACATCCAACAATGTATTAGATGTTGTAGTCCCTGCATCAGAAATAGCAATTATACTCGCGACACAGGTCATAGCGAGTGCAACATTCGGGAAGAACTTAACAATAATATTTCCACCAGAAAGTCTGGCATCAAAAGTTCCAAAACCAACTCCAGTTAACCCTTCATTTTCATCAATTGAACCAAGTTCAAGTTGATATACATCAGTTCCGTCGTGGACTAAATTTAACTCAGAAGCAAACATTTTGTTGTCAGATGCTTCAAAGTTAGCCATAACTTTTGCTGATCTATATGTTGCTCCAATAGAAATAATATCAGTATTAGTCGATGCTGGAACGTTAGTGATTTCTGATTTTGTAAAAGCAACATCACCAAATCCTTTGGAACCCTCAGTGGACACTCCGGTCAAAATAGCAAAGTTTGTGGTTGAAACGTCATAAGTATTAAATTCAAACTTTGTAGGATAGAATAATAATCTCCAACCATCAGTTCCTGCACCATAATCGTAATATCCAAGATTTGGATATGATTCGATAGATGCAAACTGATTAATGTAACCTATATTGTTATCCTGAAGACAAGAAACAATTGCAAACTGCCTCTCATCTGTAAAAATTCTATCTCTTACATGAGTAATAAGTTTATTGTACTTAAAATCATTTCCAAATACTGAAATAACCTCAAAAGGAGTTGTTCTTTCGTTACTATTAAATTGAGGACTAAGATCATCTATACTCAGAACTCTATTTCCTACTGACTGGAAATAATCAGAAAGAAATATAGTATCAAATACGATTTCATCAGATACATCAACATTGCCCAATCTCTTAGTTCTTTCAATTGCACTATCAAAATCATAGTAACAATTTAGATCCGCAGAACTAGTGATGTCAACTATAGTTTCAATATTAGAATCTGGAGTTGAAACCGTCAGTTTAAGATCATTATCTATTTCTCCACTAAGGATTTGTAGATCTGCATATTTTTTAAATCCAGAGGTATGTACTAGCGAATTTACTGGATCACTCCAAGTATCAAAATCAATTTCAGAACTAATTGAATATGAAAGATTCTGATAGTACTCATTATCGGGAAGTCTTTGAAGATTATCGTTTAAAAATCCGGTATTCTTTTGCCACCCTCTAGTAATTGTTGTACCAGTTCCTATGGTGATTTCTGCATCAAATATTGAGATAGATTCGATACTACCCTCAGCACCAGAAGTTGCTCCTTTAACAATATCACCAGGTCGTGCAACTCCATTTATCTTTGCTTTGAGAATCTCAATATTGTCATTGTAACTATCAACTCTTCCCTTATATGAAGGACCTTCAAATCTTTCTCCTTTGAAGAAATTATTTTTTCTAATCTGAGTATTAAAGATTGGAAAATTGACCTTAGGAATAACCCTACCTAAGGAGTTTTTACTATAGTTGCCTGGATATCCAGTTCCGACGTATTCATTTAGATTATATTCCACCCATGCTCCAGATCCGCCTGCAGCAGTGTTGACACCAGATACTGGGAATAATGTATAGTTGTAATCTTTTGAGTTGAATCCTGAACCGGTAGAACCAACACTTATATTTTCAACTAATATGGACTTACCAACTTCAAATGGGAAGTCTCCTCCAGAGAACTGATGAGGAAGAAAGAGTCTTACAATTTTTGTTGAAGAACTATATGTGATAGATGATATGCTAAATCCGTTTGAGTTATTGGTGGGAATAATAGTAGGAGGGACATCATATAAAGAGGCAGTGTTCTTAAGAATTTTTACCTCTGTATCTCCCAAGTTATATTGAAGATCTACATCAACAACTTTATTAGTAACTCCATCAATAACAATTAAATCGGGAGATACAAGATAATTTACTCCTGAAGATGTGATACCGATTGATTGGAAAGATGAGAGAGGAGAAAGTTTAATAACTTCAGGAACTCCTGCCAGAACTCTTAGAGTTGGGTCTGTAGGAAAATCATAACCAATGTTGGTTGAATTAAACTCAGATTTTAGGAGTTTTCCAATATTATTACTATCTGGTTCCAAGTATGCTCCGGTTCCAAATCCACTCCTAATAGAAGATATGGATGGAATAGTTTTGTATCCAGAACCGGGATCTAAAATTTTAACTTTTGATATCGCACCTTGAGCGGTTTTTGATGTTGTCTCATAGATTGCATTACAATTGGTTGATCCAAATGATATAATATTTGGTGATGACGCAATATTAAATGTAAAGGTGGTAGACCCAATACTTGCAATATCTTTTGGACCATCTAATTTTGTTTTTACAACATTTATCTCACTAAAAGCATAAGCATCTCTATCTACTACAATTTTACTTTTACTGGTTGTAATGATTGATTTTTGGGTTGGTTCAAAGTTATACCAAAGAACTGAAGGAACTTCGTTAGTGAAACGGATTGAGAGATTGGCATTTGAATCAATACCCATTTTCCCATTAGTTGTTACCTCAAATTGATCACTATTTCCTGAGGTAAGAAATCTTTTATTAAGTTGCAGATCTGTAAAAATCTTCATAACGAAAGCAGAGTATGATACTCCATTTGATATGAATGAAAGTGAAGAATCTGAAAGATCAAATTTTAAAGTATTATTTCTACTCACCTCTACAAATGGATTGATTCTAGATAGAGTTCCGTCAGAAGATGAAGTTATGTCTACAAATTTAGGATTAAGAGTTTTAAGTTCGGTTTTTTCACTTACAAGTTTAATCTTATTAGTGGTATAGATGTAAACATAATACATTCCATTATCTGTAAGTCCACTTGCTGGAGAGGAAGCAGTATATATTACTTTATCCCCAGTTTTAAATGGCATGCTAGAGAATTTGATTGAGTTCTCGTCAACATCCATATCAGCAGCAATGAAGTTTGTTGGATTAAATACAATTCTTCTATTGTAATCATCATACTTAACAACAACATCAATCTGATTAGTAGGTCTAAGATCAAAGAATATCTTATTCTTATATGCAAGACCATGAGTGCCTGCTGTAGACACTGTAACTATGTTTTTAGATACATTACCCTTCACAACATTGACTTTATCGGTATGGAAACTATGATTGGTTCCAGTTCCTATTCCTGTAAAATATAAAAGACTAGTAGAGGTGTTTACACCAACATATGTTCCAGTTGAACCTAATCCTACTTTATTTGAACTAATTCCAACATACCTATTATTAAGTGGAACTGCGTACAACTTATCATATGAAGACAGGTTAGTATATGCTACTCCTACCAATCCACTCCACACTTGAATGGATGTTCCATCATTTGGATTATATTTAATTATTTCATTTATCTTTAGACCATGATTTGGAAGATAAATGTTTCTTGGTTCTACAAATATCTGAGTGATACCTGCTCCAGGATTTACAATTGATAAAGTATTACCAATACCCACTGTTCCGACACCAACAGATTCTGAAGGTTCAAAATAAATCTTCTTATTAAGTGTTAATGTTTGAGTAGTTTTAGCCAAACCAACTTTAATAGCAAATCTTCTTGAGTCATCTTCAATTAAACTGGATACCGTATGTGCAATAGCAACTGTATTGTTGACTGCTCTCTCTACTCGCAATCTACCGGGTTCAATTTTAAGAACTTTAACTTTTTCTGTTCCTATCTTGAATATATCATCCACCATAACGGTAGGATAACTCAAATTTCCAGATACGGAAATATACGTGTGAATGCCTGTAGATCCTTGAAGTCCTACTTCTTGTGATAAAGAAAGTCTAGAAGTAGTAACTCCAATAGTAAAGTTGCCATCTAATCTATCAAAGTAACGTGAAAGTCCATTAACATTAACAATATCCTTATCATTAAATCCATGAGGTGTAGAAGATACGCCTAAGAATTGGTTTTTAGAAGTTTGAGGGACAAACTCAACTTCACTAATTTGAGTTGTGGCAACACTTACAGTATTGACTTTTCTACCAGATATTCTATCAACAGAAGCACGAGCATTTTTACCAAACTTTACAGCATCAAAAGTGATTTTATCATTTACTTTATAATTATCTCCACCAGTGCTTATTCCAATCGATTCTACATTTCCAGTTTTTGCTGCGGTAATATTAATTTCTTGAGGTTTATCTTTACTTGAATTTAAAATATAACTATAAGAACTATTTTGATCATTTAACTTGTATGGAGTTGTATTCCTTAACCAGTTATTTGATTTGAGATCATAATCGGATTGATTAGATGACTTTAAGAAGTTAAAAGAGTTTGGTTTTGATTTGAAAGTTGGTCCAATAATGTATGGGAATGCAGGTCTTTTGAAATTATCAAAAGGACCAGAATTATCGATATTTGCATTTATTGTGGCAAAATAGGCATAAGTTCCATTTGGATATTCTGGAGTAACACATATCCTTCCATTGTGCTCATCTAAGTCGCCAGAACCAGTGAACTGATAATCTTCAACAAAAAATCCTTCACTGAATGAAGACAAAGGAGGTCTTTGAGATTGTTGTGTTATTAGTTCATATGAAGATTTGATTCTTGTTACTGTTCCTCCAAACGCATTTGTATATCCATATGGTCCATAAATTGGATTTCCATCATATGCCCAACCAATAATTGGAGAATGATCTAGAGATTCAATCTCAATGCCATTGTTTAAAATTAAATCTGTATTTCCATAAATTTTATTTCCATTAGAATCAACTGAATATACAGATTCTCTCAGTTTTCTTGGTGCATACACATGAGTATACTGAAGAGAGTTATCTCTTGCATTTTTTACTACGAATCCATCATCACTTGTTATATTATTAAAATCATTAGCAAAAATATCAATTATCCATTGTTGGATAATTGCTTTAATTGTACAATCATTTCCAGATTTAACTATTGTTAATAGTATATCACCTTGAACATATCCTGCTCCACCATTTATAATTTTTACTTCTGTAATTTTTCCATCAACAATAACGGGAGTGAGTTTAGCGTAATCTCCAGATCCAGATAAAACCAAATCTGGAGGTGAGTTATATCCAGACCCACCTGACTGAACAATAACATCAATAATTTGACCATTAGAAACAACAGGGAACAACTGTGCTTCAGAACCACTGACTAAACTAATATTAGGTTGTCTATTGAAATTAATCGTAGTAGATGCACCATATCCAACTCCTCCAGAAGTAGTATCAATAGAATCAATATTTCCTCTAAAAACAGGTTGGATTTTACAGTTAAAATCTTGATTTGTTAATGTATTAACGCCAATAGTTCCCTTAATAGTAACTGAGATTGGTTCATAGTTAAATGACCCATTTCCACTAGAAGTAATATTATTGTATATGTTATTATTATAATAATAGTCTTTAGTAATACTTCCTGTTCCTATACCCGATAGTAGAAACTTATTATCATCTACTTTAGTTACATAATAATCAGTATTAGAAGAAATGCCGCTCACTGGGGTTGATCCTGGTGTATATCTAATAATATCACCTTCCATGTACCCATGACTTGGAATTATAAAGTTATTAGTAGCAGTATTAATTCCAGCAGAAGGTATCGTTCGCTTTTGATTCTTATACCCAAATCCAGAATTTGTTACTACAATATCAGTTACTATTCTTTTTCTTTCTAATGTTTCTAGAGATTGTGTATCTTTTCCTTTTGAAAGTATCGTTACGGTATTAATGCCTGATTTAGATTCAGACAAAGTATTGTGAAGTTTAACCGTATATGCATCAACTACATTTGCATAGTATACTGAGTTAGTGGACAATCCTAAAATTGTGTTTGATCCTCCAGTTTTGTATACTAACTTCTCAAAATCTCTAAACTTGTGAAAGGTCGAGAAACCTATAGTGCTATTAGATGTATTGACATTACTACTTCCAGCACCAGCATTGAAAGTAACTATGTGGGAAACAGACGATACATTAACTTTAGCAGCAGCATCTTGTCCTCCTCCACCTTTGATTTCAATTATTGGTGTATCAATATAATCATATCCAGTATCAATTATATCAATTCTTTCTAAAGATCCATGAACGGAAACATCACCAACAACACCAGATCCTTTAGTGTCTGTAACTAATAATGCTGGCGGGGTAATTACATCATAACCATATCCCTTATCAATAACCTCAAAGTTATTGATTTTACCATGGTATACACTTTTAGGAGATTTAAAGTTAAGAATTTCAACTCCATTAACCAGAATGCCGGTAGGTCCTGGTTGGGTGAAAAATGTGCCTGATTTATTATCTGGGGGCAGTACTTGACGTACAATATGTTGGGGTAAAAGTTGCTTACCGTAGTTGCTGTATAATATAATTTTATTGTTTTCTACAGAACCTATAGGTACAATATATTTGTTAGAAAATAAATCAGACTTACTCCTAGAAAGTTGAATTTGTGTAGCACTAACTCTCTTGACAAAATAAACTAACTCATCTAAGTTAGAGAACTGACTTTTAGTTTTAGTAATAAATTGATTACCATCTGGAGTATTGGTGATCGTTTCTGTTATACTACCTTTATAGAAAACTGTATCTCCAGTATATAATCCATGATCTCCTGCTGACTGCAGTTTCAATACTCCCAATCCAGTTGCACTGCCTGAGAAAGTGATTTCTTTGTTATATGGATTTAAAACGGTCTCAAGATATGATGGAATAGAATTGCTAGCAATTAGCAGGTCTCCATTAAACTTAGTATATACGTTTTGAATATTAGAATAATATTTTTGAATGATTGGATAGTTATTAGACAGTCCTTTCTGAATAATATTTTTTAGACTATATCTGAGTGAAAGTTCCGATGCTGGTATGGTTGAGGATAACTTAACTGTAAATCCTTTATTGGTATTGATTGACGTAACATAACCCTCTCGTACAATTCCATTTGAACCAATAAGTCTTACCTTATATCCATTATAAAAATAATGATTGGAATATAATTCTACTTTGTAAGTAGATTCACTTGCATCTACAAGAATAAGTTCTTTAACATTCCAGTCTGTTTTTATATTGAAAAACCAATTGTTCTCTTTAAAACTAGATGAAGGATAACCTAGTGTTTTAACACCAATAGTATCGTCAGAATTTAGAGAAAAAGTATCATCAAAGACATTAAAATCTTTAAGAGAACCAGTGATACGGACATTTATAATATCATCTATTCCTTTATAACTATAAGCAAAATCATTTTGTGTTACATTAGAGGTATTTGGTATTTCAGTGGTTAAGGTTGTTATTCCGATAAATTGGTTGATTGATTTTGAAGTATATTGAACAACTACATCGTTATAATCATTATCCTTCAGAATAATTTCTCCAGTACTACCAAAACTTACCGTGGAGTCAACATCAATAATAGTAGCACCAATACCTGCAGTGTTTACTAGTTGTGTCTTTGCTGCTGGTTCAAATGTGCTGTAAACTGTTCCAGTTACATCAATATCTCTTTGATATCCATAGTCAATAGAAACTTGATAATATTCGCTTTTGATATTGAATGCTTCTTTATCGATACCTAATGAAGCATAGTCCCAATTTAATTTTTCTACGTTACATACAGACCCTCTTGCTTTTGTAGAGTCCTGATATAGTGTACGAGATTTTAAATCTAAAGGATCTCCAATATTCTTCTCAACCACCATATCAATGGTAACTCTATAATCTGCATCAGATGGTTTAAACAGATATTCACTTGGCCTTATAACTGAAGAGTCTTTTCCATACAATGCTCTGAAAAGAATCTCAATTGAATCATCTGTGCCTTTTGAATCATAAAAAGATTTAGATCCAAAAATAAAGTTTCTTTGATTGAGATCACTAACTGTTGCTCTATCTTCAAATCCAGGAATGACTTGGTTTTTAAGTTTTCTAAAAAACTCTTTTAGAAAACGAATACTTAAATTATAAACTACGGTGTCTTTAGTATGACTTGCTGCTAAGGTTTCTTTAAATACCAGTTCATCTGGGGTATTTGTCCCAGAGTAACTTGTAACTCCACTGAAACCCCGTACACACCCCTCAAACGAGGTGTCTGTCTTATGGGTGTAAGAAATGATTTCATCATCAATTAAAAGTAATCCATTTCTTTTTGGAAATCCTTCTGTGAAATTTCCATTAATATCAGCACCGATAGAAGTATCAACTGAATTAATATCCGATTGAAGGATAGTAGAATCTACTAATGCATAAAGTTCATCTACCTTGACGTACTTATCAATATTTGTAATAAGATCATATGTCCCACTTTTAAACTCTACTGAAAGATAATACTGTTTTAAAAACTCAACAAGCAGCGGGAAATCATCTCTCACATATGCAGGGACCTGAGATGCGATGATATCTTGAATATTGACTCTATCGATTGCCATTTCTTATTAGTAGCCAGGAGTTGATTGGGTATTATTGAAAGTAGATTGTGCGACTCTATTGGAATTGACCAATATTGTAGAACTTGTGTTGGAAGTAGAAGAAGATGTGGTTGAAGAAGATGAAGCGGATGAAGTTTCTGCTGCTATAAGTTGGGGGGTGCCGCGTACTAACGTATTCCCATCATAACTTGGACTTACAATGTAGTTACTTCCAGAGATATCATCACCAGAATCTATCTTATCTACAACACTATTTACCGTAGTATAATTGAGGTCTAATTGAAGATATAAATCTTGAAGACCAATAACGTCATTTGAATAAGGAATAGCAGATACTTCAATAATAGGAACTTTATTTCTAACAATACTCGTTGAAACAAACTTTATTGGATTCAACTTAATCTCACCATGGATATAATCTACAATACCAACATTTTGTTTTACAATTATTGCTTGTTTTGGTGATGCCAACTTAAAGAAGAATAGTTTACCAGTCTTTAATCCCATATTTGGAATGTCTCCAAGATACAATGTATCAGAGATCCCACTGATTTTAAAACCTGACGATCTCACATTGAATCCTTTGTTCTCAGCATCTAATAGGTTTGTACCACATTTATCTGTTGAAGAGTTTTTAACTTGGAATCTATTACCATAACATAACTCATATTGACCAAACTTATTAATTACAGGTTCTAAGTCTCTTCTTATCTGAACATTTGTGATATTAGAAGTCGCCGCAATGTTACTATTATCAATTAGAGTTTGATACTTACTATACTTAAATCTTGCTCCAAACTTATTCAATGCAGAGGAAGATGAATATTCAGTAATTGATGCCAAAACATCTGCTTTAACTACACTTCCACTTTGTACCTTATTTGTATTATAATATACATTAGAGTCGGTCTCGATATAAAGATAGTTTAAATCAATTAACTGAACTTGAATACCAGCAACTTTATATCGATTTATTTTTTCAATTAGAAAATCTTTTAGACAAGTAGATAAAAAGACTCCATTGACAGGTTTAATGCTTACAAATACTTTTCCATATTGCGGAGGACTTAAATCTTCTCCACCATATGCTGATACGGACTCTGCTTCAGGATATATGTTAGGAATCAATGCCTCGTAGTCTGATGCTGTGACAGCACGGTTCTGAGATGCGTAAATTTGTGGAGCATATCTTTTGATCGAATCCACAGATTCTATTTGAGCACCAAGTTGAGATGAACCATCAGTAACTAGTGCTGTAATAGCAGTTGTAACAGGAGTTCCGTTATTTTCTATTAACTCTCCACTGAAAGTGAATGAATCAATTCCATTTGCTGCAGCACCTGCAGATATCATATATCCAACTTTTACGACATTTGGTTCTTCTAACTTTTTACCAAATACTCCATCACCAAATAGAAGTTCATATTTTTCGTTTGGTATCTCTTGTAAGAAGTAAACACGAGAATCTGACTTAATATCAATCAATCCACTATATTGGGTATAAGTGGTTTTAATATTCGATGTAGACGATTCTAGAACCTCTACAGTGATTAATGACGTGTCTATTCCTGTATTTGGTAATATAATTTTTTGATTCGGAGTTCTGGAACTTATTGGAAACTGTGCTTCAATAAAAGTTCCTTCGTATATTGTGATATCATAAAAACGTGCTATGCCATCTGAATCAACAGTTTTTATAATGTCTTTAGGAATTGAAAACGTATAATCTTGCGAACCGAATTGTTGAGATGAAATCGCAACAAGACCCTTCTTTAGAGTTACACTTGATGCTGTAGTAGTGGATACATCAACTTCAAAAGAAATAACTGATCTTGATGAGGTACGTGATCTAGGCACATAACCAATATTCCTTGCTAGCGACACTACATTCTCTCGTAGTGTTGCACTATCAATGAATACTTCATTCGTTACCATATTGGCATTGTATGAAGTAATATATGTGTTATATGCTAACGCATCAATAACTGTCGAGAGGTTTGACCCCTCAAAATCGTAATCGGTGAAGTTAGAGTTTGCACGGAGGTAATCCTTTATGGAAACCTTTATCTGCTCAAAATCTAGATTGCTGAAATTTACTAAAGGCATTTTACCTAGTGGGTTCTAATGCAACGGAGAGTTCTTGTGCCGGTACATCTATACCAACAATAATATATTGTATCTTACAATCAAAACGATACTTATCAGGATCTGCTTTGACTTTGACATCAATGAGTTCCACTCTTGGTTCAAACAACTCAATAGTATCTACAATTTCAGTTTGAATTGATGATGCTGTACGTGAATCAATCTGCCCAAAGAGTAGATTGCTTATATTTGATCCTAAAGCAGGATTAAATGGTTTCTCACCAGGTATTGTAAGAAGCAAGTTACGAATAGAACGAGCAATAGCATTCTCATTCGTCAATTCAATCAAATCTCTTTTAAGAGGATTGATTTTAAATGACGCACTCAAATCTTTAAATGCTTTACTGTTCCTTTGGACTGGCAAAATAATACAAGAATTCTACCTTATTTAGACGCTTAATCCTCAGTTAATGTTACTGGTTTAGAACCACAAGTACACTGATGATCAGGGTCAGAACAATCAGTTGTTTCAAAAAGTCCGTCTTCATTAATTTTCTTAAGTTGTCTAGGAGTCTGTTCATCATTTGCAATCTCCCTTAAAAAGTTATTCTCAGGCATCGTTGTTTCCTCTCTTAATGTCTTGTTGTGTTTTCCAGAAGTATGACTCCTGATCTCCTAGTCCCATACGATCATAACCATTTTCAACCTGATAATATTCAGTAGAGACTTTAAAGTCAGGTTTCTTTGGTTCTGCTGGTGTAAGACTATTATCATATATTCTCATCCTATTATTAGGATACAAAGCATATTGTCCATTTGCTAGTTCTATTAGGTTATGAGACTTATGCTCTGATGGATTCTCACTGGTTGCATAATCAACTGTATCAGGGTCTTGATGATAGTTATCTAGAGTACACACGTATGTACCTTTAACGGTCCCGTGATCCCTTGTATACAGTTCATAGTCCATAGACCCTATAAACTGTTTTTGAATCGCTACAACACCATAATCCATACAGTTCCAAAACTGTAGATTCTGTAGATTCATATCAGGGTCGGGTTTTTTTGGTTCCGATAAGAACGCACTAATTGGTAACTTATCATACATTGCACCATATTCTGGTAGATAAGTCTCAAAATAAAATGCACGACCAGGTATACTTTTACATGATACCCAAACACCTTTTACATATTCGCCCCATCCACTAGTATGATCAGTTAAGTATTCTTTACGAACCCATACTTCTACTGATGGTAGATTAGCAATCAAACAAGCCATAGTATACTTTAATGTTACACATATGTATCTAGACAAAAAAAGAGACCCGAAGGTCTCTTTATCATATTATCGCCCTTGACCACGATAACGCTTTGTTTTCCCATTACGACTCGTAGCAGCATACTTTGTATGTTTTCCTGCTCCTTGTCGAGTCCTCTTAGGTTGAGACTCAATCATTGTTTGTCCCAATAGAGACTTTCTAATCTTTGCCATAATTTAAATGCTCCTATCAGTATAAAGTGATTCTAAGGTTCTTCGTTCTTCTTGGTTCATTCGATATTGCTTCAAATACTTATCACTTGATGTCTCAGTAATAAGTGTCATCTTTGAAGCAAACTCTTCTGAACGATCAACTTGAAATTGATTTGCCATGATAACTCTTAGATTACCCGCATTTTTTCGTGACCAACACGAATCCTTGGATCACACCAAATCTTAAACCCTGCCTCAATAGCATCTAAACAAAATGAGACATCCTCACCACACATATCTTGTACCGCACCAGATTCAAAGACTTGCATCTTTGGCGCAAACCATGGATATGTCATCTTTGGACTCTCAAAAACACCGTGCTTAATCATCACCCATCCGAATCCTGTATAATCTACAGTAAAAGGCTTACGCCGTTTTTGAATACCATCAACCATCTCATGATTCATAACTCCCCCATTGTTTCGGAAGTCATCCTCATCTAACCAGTGTGCTACTGATGTCGTGCGACCATCCTCTGTAGAATACCACCCAGATACAATCTCTCGTTCTGTGCCCTCTTCAGTAATCGCCATATCGCATAACTGCCAGAATTTCTCTGAGGTAAACACAATATCACTATCAATCCATAACTGATAATCATACTGTAACTTTCCGTCCCATGGAATCTGACTAGGACCTCGCAATACATTCGCACCTAAACACTTACATCGGGCAAAGTTCACCATAGAACTATAGTCCTGTGAAATCTGAATGCTCATTCCATTCTGTACTAAGTCAAAACATAACTGTACAAAATTCTTCATAAACGTATATGAACATCCCCTCCCTGGTAAACAGAATACAATCGTCTTACCTTTCATTCTTGCTTTGATTGCATCATAATCCCATTCTTCTTTGGGTTCCTCTGATGCTTTCACAGGCGTCTTTGCCTTTACTGTAAATCCTTTAGCCATCGGAATTAAATCACTCCACTTCAATTTGTATTTTAACGTATTATGTAGAGAAAGTCAATACGAACTTTCCTCTGCTTCATGGGCGGTTTCTTCTACCGCTTCATATGTTAAATCCTCAATACTATAATCAGTCTTCATAAAACCAACTATCGTATTGAGGATCTCCCAACTCTCTTTGAATTTATCCTCAGTTAAATTATGCATAACACAATCACTCTTTAGATATATGTGAAAAACTTTATTGGTCCCAATTTTTTCTGGGGAAAATTTTATCATGACTTTTTTTTACATCGTCGCTTTATATAGAACTCACGGGTACACACTTTTGTAGGTTAGGGTAGTAGAACGTTTTAAGGAAGGGGGGGTCCTTTATATTAACCTTAGGGTACGCTACGCTTCGCGTTTCGCCATCATAAATCCGCCATAATACTGTCGAATTCACAACACTGTAAGTATAGCACATGTGCCCCCTATGTGTCAAACAAAGAGGGCACTGTAAGACTCACATAGTATCAGAAATCAATGGCGTTAAGTGTTCCCTCTGATGCCTCTGAGTTAGCGATAGATTGTGCCTCATCGGCAATCACATCGAGGATACTCAGAAGTTCTGCACCGGTGTTACCCTGAGACAGCATACCAAGAAGAAGTTCGCGAGACATAATGAAGAAGAATAGTGTGAGTTAGTAAGCAGTTTTAAGTCATACTTAGGACTGTGTGTTAGTTGTTAGATAGTGCTCGGAGTTCATCAAGGCACATATAGAAGATATCTGGTTCGTCCATAGCATCTAGATCTTCGAAAGTCATATCCCCAGACATCGAATCACAAATAACTTGTGTTGCTTGGAACTCGTCAAGTACGCCCGAAACCTTATTCTTAGAACGGAGGAACTCTGAGTATTCCATCAGTTTTTCACAGGCGTCTTCCATGATGCCTGAATGCGGCGGTGGTCGTCTGTGATGGTGATGGTCATGTGTGATTGCGTCCCTACACTATAGGGGAACTTTAGAGGTTACTAACTTTAATACCCTGTTACTATCTCTCAGTCTTTCCCTTATATTGTAGCACCTATATGACTCTGAGTCAAGTGCAGTCCTGTGGGGGAAAAATGTTGCTGGCGCTGTTGACTTTTGAGAGTAAGTGTGATATACTGCGGTCTAAGATAACAATAAGATCACAGGTTCTAAGGGACTTAAGTAATGAATAGGAAGAGTGTTAAGTAAGGGGTTTCTCCACAGATTATCGTGATTAAACCACATATAACCCCACCTTATCCACAGGGTTGTGGAAAACAAACAAAACACACATATACATTTAAAATAACATTAATAAACGTTTTTTTAATGAAAACATGTTATTTATGGGTGTTTTCAGGGTGTTATTTAAGGATTCAAGTCAAACCAAGTCTGTGCATCATAGAGATCAATCACCTCTTCTTTAATGTCATCTATCTCATAACCTTTTAGGTTTTCAACAATACTATCCACAGCAAGAGTAATCAGATCATTCATATCTAATCCATCTACAATCATCTGTGCATAGCGTTGCCTAAGTCCTTCAATCTGTTCGGTAGTGATAGTCATTGGTTGAATGATAATGAAACTAGTGGATTGTGTTTGAGGGTGAATTAAGTAGTCTTTCGAGTGCTTCATTCCTTTCATTGATTGTTTCTGTAAGATTACTATCTAACACTTGAATCATTAGATTAGCACCTAGTAGAATGAACATAGCAAGGAAGAGAAGTCTCATGAGAAGATGTATCCGTTAGTGAATGTTTCGTTCTTGTATACCATCTCTCCATTGATTGCTCCTACAAAGAGTCTTACATACCATTGATAGTTCTTTTGAAAGACTCCTTCTCCTCTCTCACAAAACTCATTACAGAGTGCATTAAGTCTAGACTTTGTTGTAGTTGATTGATAACCACCATCAAAGATAATCATCGTATCATCAGTTACTTCAGCAATCTTGTTACCATGAAGACGAACGATTGAGGTTTGTGTTTCTTCATTAAAGTGAACTGTTGTATTAGCATTAGACCAGTTCTGTGATGACTGGATTGCTTGACACATTTGAGATTCGATTTTACGCATGATTAGAATTGATTGATTGGTGAGGTGGTTCAGTGAAACAATTCTCAGAAGCAATTCGTTTGAAGAGAAGTGAGAGAGAGAAGACCGAACCCTATACTATAGAGGAACTTTAGAGGTTACTAACTTTAATACCGTCCTTTATACAATCATCAAGTATATCTCCAATCATAGAATAGATGGTATCATTATCACCTAGTTCTGATAGAATGTTATCAACCAGAAACTTGTCTGATGATAAATCAATCTCATCTCCTTCATCATCATATTGTACTACATCTTCCTTTGTAAAGATGAATGCGGCACAAGTAGAATCTTCACCTTGTGAATCAATCAAACTATTGATTCTTGTCTTGAGTTGTGATAGCGTATAATACATTTTGAAATCAGAGTGTTAGTTAGTGGAGAACAGTTGTTGTTACCTAGATCAGAAAGGGTTAGACCATGACTCATACTTCTTCATAGTGATGTATCCTTCCCTACAAAGTTCATCAGTAAAGATACCCCATGCTTCACGTTTTGCGATACTATCAGTTGATCCACTTGTCTTCCAGTTGTATCGAAACTGATCTAGTGCTTGTGTTTTGGTGATGGTTCTCATGATTGGTTGAAGTGGTGTCTATACTATAGAGGATCTTTAGAGGTTACTAACAATAATGCTTTCTCTTGATTCTTTCTATCTGCTGTATAATGTTCTTATAATAACAACGATCAGATGGTGTCTTTGATGTAACTATCCTTTCATTAAGTTCTGCATTATAATATATCTTATGTGTCTTCTGTCGTATTAAATGATAACCTTCGGATTGTAAATGTT